GATGTACGCGGACAACCTCACGTATCTCAAAGCAACCCGGTTCCAGGTTACTCTGATTGCCCGGCATCCCGAGGACCCGACACGAACGAAGATCGAGGACCTTTTATTCAGCCGTCATGAGTCTCGACTCGTAGCGGACAACCTCTATCACGACATCTTCGACGTCTACTATTAGGAGATAAAATGGCAGCTCTCACTTGGGATAAGACCGGTGAGCGCCGTATTGAGACTGGTGTCGACCACTGCGCGCTGTATGTGTACGACCCGGCTCAGAAGACCTACGGCAAGGGCGTTGCTTGGAATGGTATCACCGCCATCTCCGAGAAGCCTGAGGGCGCTGAGGCTACCGACCTCTACGCCGACAACATTCTGTACCTCTCGATGCTCTCGGCTGAGAAGCTGAAGGCTACCATCGAGGCCTACACCTACCCCGACGAGTTCGAGCAGTGTGACGGTTCCGCCACGCTGACGAAGGGCGTCAAGATCGGTCAGCAGGACCGACTGGCGTTCGGTCTCGTCTACCGCACCAAGATCGGTGACGACGTGGCTGGTCAGGACAAGGGCTACAAGCTCCACATCCTGTATGGCTGCAAGGCTTCTCCTTCCGAGAAGGGCTACAAGACCGTCAACGACTCTCCCGAGGCGATCTCCTTCTCCTGGGAGCTGTCCACCACGCCGGTCAATGTGTCTGGCGCCAAGCCCACCTCACTGTTGACCATCTCGTCTCTTGATGTCGACGCCGGTAAGCTGAAGACCCTCGAGGCCAAGCTGTTCGGTTCCGACGCTCAGGGTGGAGGCGGGGCTCTCGAGCCCAAGCTCCTCCTGCCGGACGAGATCAAGGCCCACTTCGCAGGCTGATATACCACACCGGGGGCTCAGAGACCTAGACTCCTGGGCCCTCGGTGCCTGCAATGCTTATAGTTTCTATCCCGGATCTCGACGGATTCGATGAGGAGACAGGCACCTTTGTCTCCATGCCTGGCGGAATCCTGCACCTGGAGCACAACCTGGTCGCTCTGTCAAAATGGGAGTCAATCACCCATAAACACCTCATCGGTAACGACAAAGTCACCCCCGAGGAGATGGCCCTCTACATCAAGTGTATGATCACTGATGAAGAATACGACCCGTCGCTCCTGGATAGGCTCCCCCCATCTGAGGTCGAGCGTATCAGCGCCTACATGGCCGATACGATGACCGCAACCACCATCCGAGATACGGGTGGAGAGTCTGGATCTGGCGAGTATACATCCTCCGAGTTGATCTACTACTGGATGATCGCTTGCCAGATCCCCTTCGAGTGTGAGACATGGCACATCAACCGATTACTCACACTCATTCGGGTTTGTAACCAAAAGAACCAGCCCGATAAGAAGATGTCCCAGTCCGAGATTATGGAACGGAACCGGGAACTCAACAGAGCCAGGCGAGCGAAGCTTGGCTCGAAGGGATAACAATGATCAGTCACGAAGACATTCCCGAGGAGGCGCTTGCTCCGCAGGCCCACATCGGTACTGATCCTATGGAAGACAAGGAGATTCACGTCTCCCAGACTACTGAGGTGATGAAGTGAGCGTCGCAGACAACGTACTCGCTCGCGCCGCAGCGAGGATTGGTTACTATGCACCAGACGACCCTCAGCCCGGATCCGAAGCTGGCCGATACTGGGCAGCTCGAACTGGTCAGCAGTGGCTTGCTGGACCGTCCGACTCTGTTTGGTGGTGCATGCTCTTCGTCAGCATGTGTCTGGACGAGTGCGGGCAGATTGACGCTATTGGAGGATTCTCCTTTAACACTGACTACACCGTCAACAAGGTCCGCCAGCACCCTGACGCTTACTTCGTATCGGTTTACGACGCACAGCCCGGGGATGTCGTCATCTACAACTGGGACGGCGGCGGCACGGACCACGTGGGCTTCGTCGAGAAGAACCTTGGCGGCGGCACACTCCAGACGATCGAGGGAAACACCTCGTCTGGTAGCTATGGTTCGCAGTCTGCTGGCAACGGTGTTTGGCGCCGGGTCCGCAGCGAGTCGATCGCTTATGTGATCCGTCCCGCGTACACTGACTCTCCCAGTAACACTGCTCCCGCTGGTCCCGCCGACATCCGCGCTCTGCAGCGTGCAGTTCGAGCTACCCCCGACAATGTCGCCGGTCCGAACACTCGGTCTCGTTGCTACGCGCTTGCCGCAGCTTCTGAGTGGGGTGGTAAGACCTTCCCCTTCGGCGTGGCCTTCACTCAGTCCGTGGTCGGCACTGAGCAGGATGGGATTTGGGGTGACGCCTCTGAGGAGGCTCACGACGCGACTGTCGAGGCCGTTCAGGCTGCAGTCGGAGCAGAGGTCGATGGCGTCTACGGCGCCGAGACAAACACCAAGGTGAACGCCCTTCTCGACAGGGCCGAACAGCCGTAGGAGGCTTAAAATGGCAGCGCCATACTGTACTTTAACGGGAACTATTCCCGGAGGAGAGAATGGTCGGGCTCTTGTCCGAATCGTTCCTGACGTGAAGGGCGCTACGGCTACCGTTGAAGGTGCCGCAGTCTCAATGCGCGAGCACATGGTTCGGACAGACCAGGCTGGCGCTGTCAACATCGAGGTGCTGGCTCCGGGCGCTGGAGTAACCCCCTCTGGCGCCTGGACCCACACCATCTACATCGATTCCCCCAAGTTCGACATCGTCAAGCACGTTGCTCTGACTCAGGGTGAATTAATCGATATTATGAGTGTCGAACCCACGGCAGAGATCTCCCCGCTTCCATTCGGCGGTGGAGGTGGCGGAGGAGCTGGATCTCCAGGACCTAGGGGGCCTGTTGGTCCTCCCGGACCCAAGGGTGATCAGGGACTCCCCGGTCCCGCTGGGCCTGCTGGCCCTCAGGGTCCTCCGGGACCTAAGGGGGATGCTGGCGAACGTGGACCCGCTGGACCTACCGGCCCTCAGGGTCCTCCTGGACCCGCTGGTGGTGGAGCTGGTGGAACTCCCGTTCCTGGGCCTCAGGGTCCTCCTGGACCTCCCGGACCTCAGGGTCTTCCTGGACCCGCTGGACCTGTCGGAGAGCGCGGTCCCGCTGGGCAGGATGCAGTGACCCCGCAGCTAGATGCATACCTCAAGAAGGAGGAAGCGGCTAGTACATACATTCCGCAGGGAACGTACTATGCCGAAATCGCTAGAAAGGCGGACGCTACTGATCTGTTCAGCTATCTGAAGATTGAAGACGCGGACAAGAAGTACGGCGAGAAAGCTGACGTTGAAGACGCGCTTCGACAGACCAACCCATTCAAGAATGGTGCCAGGTACTACTCGCCAGTGACCTATTACTGGCCTGACTACTACCAGGATGGGAAGCCGGGTCAGTTCTCCAAGTGGGCTCAGACGCTGAAGTTCCGGGACAACCTCGGGTATGTCATCCTCAACCGCAATAGCGGCGACTGGGAGGCACAGGAGGTAGACTTCCAGAAGCAGGGAGAGCTGGCTCTCGGCGCTGGTGCTAAGAAGGTACTGTTCTATATCAAGACTCAGTACGGCGCAGCGATCAATCCGGATGCTGAGGAGAACCGAGGCGTTCCTAACGCAGCCAAGTTCACCAAGGAGTACATCCTTGAGCAGCTGAAGCGGGCCAAGCATTGGTATGGTGATCTTGTCCAGGGTGTCTTCCTCGACGAGGTCATCAACGGATGGGATTCTAGGAAGGATCGACTTCCGTGGTACAAGGATCTGATCGACACGATTCGCCGAGAGAACGGCCTGGACTTCGTGATTGCGATCAACACCGGATCCAACATCTCCCAGGAGGTGTGTAACCTCGACTTCGACGTCTGTATGATGTTCGAGGGAACGGCCGCCAAATTCCTCGAGGAGAATCCGACCTCGCCTATCCTTCCCGACCACATGAAGGCTTATCCTTCCACTCGATGGTGGGCTGTGGTGCACTCCGTCACCTCCGAGAACTACCAGAAGGTCTTCGACAAGGCTGACAACCTCGCGATCAGCCACCTATACGTAACCGACGGCTTCCTTGTTGAGGATCCTCAAAATGGTGGTCAGTGGCACCCCGTTGGTAACCCTTACGAGAATCCTCCGGGCGCTGAGATCCGAGAACTGATCATTCCGTGGCTCAAGGGATACCTGAAGCTCAAGCTGAAGGTCGACAACCTCAAGATTCCTGAGGTCCCGAAGATGATTGTCCTTGGACCTGATGATCCGGTTCCTGCTGGGACTCCGTCCGGGACGGTGATTGTTAGGCGGGCCAAGTAATGGCTAGTGTCTTTCCAGTAATTGGCGCCTGGTGGGGAGGTAACGGAGCTCGAGTAGGGGACGGCCGACTTATCCGAAAGGGATCCAGCTCCACCCCATTCGAGTCGTCTGCTTATACCGTCGGCGATCGCAAGTGGACTGTTGAGATCACGTACTCAGCGGATCAAGACACTCAGATCGCCATGCGAGCCAACTGGTTCGAGGCGGGAAAGAAGACCACCGGTAAGCAGGACTTCATCACCACCTGGAACATCCGTGCCGGATCCAACGCCGCGGTCAAGTTCGAGTTCGAGCTTCCGACGAACGCCTATCCGATGTGGACTCCGTCTATCGCAGTCCCGGGTACAGCACAAGACATCACGATCCATAACTTCAACGTCTACGAGACCCCTAAACCGGGTATCGAGGTTGTAGCTACACGGGCACTGCTTGGGGTTGGCGGGTCGATGGGTCTGATGTCATTCCCGCAGGCTCGAGTAGACGACGTTGTGGTGGTGTTCTATGCGTCACAGTTCGGAAATACCGCGGCTAGACCCCCTGTGGGATGGGGCTCTTCTTATGAGAAGAACATCAGCGGTCGATCCGGGTATGTTGCTATTAAGCGAATCTCGAACTCCACTGAGGCCAACAATGTAAAGCTCCATGGAGATACGGCATCCACCGCCCGGGAGCGAGCGCTATGTTTTCTGCTTCGAGGAGTCAAGGATTTCCATCTGAACCCTTGGACTGCTGGTTCACCAGTATTCAATGATCAGACTCAGATCCACCTGGTGGCTGCCCAGTATCACGGGAACAACAATACCCCGATTGTACCTTGGCAGGATCCTTCTGAAGAGCGACGTTACTCTACTGGCGGAGCATCTACCACCGAGTCCTGGTCCTCCATCGAGGCTGGAATCACCAAGTCCGTTAAAACCGGGACAAACGCATTTGGTTTCGCCTGGGTCGACCTCCTCCCCGAGATCCCCGAGGAAGAGCAGAAGGTAGTTCCTGGTGTCGCTATCACCAATGGTAAGCTTGACAACCCCGTCTTTATCTACGAGAACGGGGAAGCGCGCCCGGCCACCATGAAGGCCGTACCCCGAGGGTATAAGGACATCGGCACGATGATGATCACTCGTGGATTCCTCATCGCCCACCGAGGCGGATCAGTCAGCTGGCCTGAGGCGTCTATGCGGGCATACACCAATGCTGTAATGTACGGTGCAGGCGCGCTAGAGGTGTCTTGTCAGAAGACGAAGGACGGCGTGTGGTTCCTTAACCATGACCGGACCCTTCAGCGAGTAGATAAGACTGCCCCAGATACCCCCGTCACCGAGATGACATGGGCGGACATCCAGAAGTACCACACCATCGGCGAGCCATTCATGACCGTCGAGGAGTACTTCGCCACTTACGGCTCAAGCCACATCACGGTGCTCGATCCAAAGTATTCTGCCGCTGAGTGGCAAGAACTCAAGAAGTTCTTCCCGACTGATGCTCATGGGAGAATCATCTGGAAGTTCTCAATCGATGCGGGATGGCTTGCAGGTCAGTGGAAGGCCGATGGTTGGAAGTGCTGGGGGTACTCCTACCCGGACCATGTTACTGATGGGCGGATCAATGAGTGGCACAAACCCTGGGACTACATTGGTATGTCCTGGGAAGCCAGCGACGAGGTCTGGAGACGGACCACCGATCTTGGTAAGCCGGTATGGGCGCATATCTGTCCCACGAGGCAAGCATACGATGACGGACTCGCTAAGGGTGCAGTCGGATGTATGGTCTCAGGAGTGGCCAACATCTACTCCGAATCTCTAGTCTAGGAGAATCATGATCACGATCGAGAGCCAGGGAGACTGGAAACTCACCAGGAATTGGTTTGACAGAATGACGAAGTTAGACCTGGCTCTGATCATGAATCAGTTCGGCAAGGAGGGGGTTTCTGCTCTCAAGGCGGCGACCCCCTCCAGGTCGGGCGAGACAGCAGCTAGTTGGAACTATGAAGTCACGAGAACTGGCGAGAACTGGAAGATCACCTGGACAAACTCACACGTAAACAACGGCGTAAACATCGCCGTCATCTTGCAATATGGCCACGGAACTCGCAATGGCGGGTATGTCGTCGGCCGAGACTACATTAACCCCGCTATCAGGCCCGTATTCGACAAGATAGCGAAGAAGGCCTGGAAGGAGGTCACTAAGTAGTGGCAACTATTGACGAGCGGGTAGTCTCGCTCAAGATGAACAACAAGC